CTTATCTGGCTGACCGGCAAAACGCTCGCAAGCGAGATTCCCTGTATATCGCAGCCGGTCGTGAGAACTGGCGCGCCAACATCATGCTTGCAATGGCGTTCACATTCGTTACGGCTATTTATTCCTATATGGCACTGGTGGTGCCGCTGCCAGACGCAATCATCGCAGCCTTGAGTACGGCGGGCGGCATTGGCCTCAAGATGATTTCCGACGCATTCCAGTTTGAATTTGGCTCGTCGCGCGGTTCGAAAGAGAAATCAATCTCAATGGAAAAGATGTTCAAGTGAGGGTGATTGCCCTATTCTGCCTCCTGATCGCCCTGACAGCCCCCGCAACGGCTTCTGACGCACGTTCCGAGGCAACTGTAAACAAATGGATTACATCGGCGGTGAAAACAGGCGACGAAAGATTGTTGCGCCGCCTGTGTGTTAGTTTTCACCGTCTGTACGGGTGGACGCCGGAAGCGTGTCAGTAGCTAAAAGAACATCGCCCACGCGACAACCGCGCTAGCCGCAAGAAGACCCACGATGAACGCAATCACGATGCCGTAAACAATCTGTCTCGCGATATAGCCGACAAGGCTTGTGTATGGGTCACCCATTATCAATCTCCTTTATCCGTTTCTTCCAGGCGCTATAGCCTTCGGGCGGCTTACTGAATCCCCGCGACTGGATAGCTGGACCGTTGCGTTTCTTCCCGCCCTTGGCGATGCGGTTGGCCTTGGCAATGCGGCCCTTTGAACTGCCCGCCGTGGTTGCCCCCTCGCCATTTGTCACTTTCGCATGACAAGCCTTGTGACTGTAAGCCATGTTCTCGATAACGTCTTCCCCGCCTAGCGCAATCTCATGAATATGCTCACGCTCTGCGGTCTTGATGGTTTCGGAATCGAACGCAACCCGGCAGCGGTAGCACGGAATCACCGCCCCCTGATTTATCGCAACGGCCAGTGTGGCGCGTTCTGAGAGGCGTTTGCGGGTGGTCATTGCATTGTCATTGGATCGCCCATGACCGGCGACATTGCTAACGTGATTTCTTCGGTGTCTGTGTCCATCGCAAACCAACACAGACCAGCATCCAACAACTCAATGAACCCCTGCCGGGTTTTCGCGCGGCCCATGTCCTTTGCTGCGGCAATGAAAGCCGGGTCATTGTCAAGAAACTCATCAATCATAAAATCCAAAATGCGTTTAGGGTCTCCGGTCATGTCTTTGTATGGGATGAATGGTTTTTTCGCCGTCATGTTACCTGTAATCATATTTTCTACTCCTGCGGTTGTGTGAGAATTAGGCCCTCATGGGAAAAGTGCATATTGATTTGGTCGAGATATGTGGTCTTTTCTTTGCTGGACATTTTTCGCGTCACCGCGAAGTCCAGGGGGTCCATCATCATTTTCAGTTTCCACTCATATGGCAGCGGCTTGATGATTAGATCGTAATCCTCTGCAAAATCCTCGTGGCCGTGTCGCATGATAGGCACCCCAAAATGCAGCTTACAATAGCCCCGAATCTCCTCGGGCGTTTGGTCGCCAAGCTGTTCAGATATTTCATTGCACCAAAGACGCTGTAGCTTGTTCTGCAAGACAGTGCGTCGCTTGCCCTTGGTGATGTCTACGGTAAACGGCAGCGCTTGGGCGCTGATGAATTTGACCAGCCCCTCGCGGTCTGCCTCCAAAGATATAATGCGGGAAGTCACGCCACATTCCTCCATGTTTTCCGGCTTTGGATCAAAGAAATTGTTCCCCTAGCAACCCCAAAAGAAAGAGCAATTTCACATTGCGCGCACGGCTTCTCTCGAACGGCGTCATTGGAAAGAATCAGGACAGCGCGGCTCATCAGAAGGGAATTTCTTCAGAGTCTAGGTCATCATCCTGATCGGCTTGCGGTGTCGGTGCTTGCGCCTGCCCGCCACCCTGCGCGCCCTTGGCGTCAAGCATGACTAGCTGCCCACGGAACTTCTGTAAGACAACTTCTGTGCTGTACTTCTCAACGCCTGAGTTGTCCGTCCATTTGCGGGTCTGAAGCTGGCCCTCGAGATAGACTTTGGACCCCTTGGCAAGATACTTTTCCGCAACCTCCGCAATCTTCTGATCGAAAATCACAACGCGGTGCCAGTCGGATTTTTCCTGCATTTCCCCGCTGCTCTTATCTTTCCAACGTTCGGACGTGGCAACCGACAGGTTACAAACCTTATCGCCCGACTGCATGGCGCGAACCTCCGGGTCTCGCCCCAGGTTCCCTACAATTATACATTTATTAACTGATCCCGACATTTTATTTACCTTTCTTGTACATTCTGTGGTGGCGCCCATGACCCGATTTTGTCATCAGCGCCAGATTATTGGCGTCGTTATTTTGCTTGTTTTCGTCTATATGGTGAACACATTCATCAGGATTCAATCTTCGCCCAATCCTTTTTTCCATGGCGACGGTATGAACGGATCGGCCTTTGTTCGCGCCTCTAGTGTACTCAACATACCCGTTGGGTTTGATGCTCGTGCCTGCTGCAAATTTTTCCCCGTGTGCCAGCCGTGCTTCCGATATGTTTTTTTTCCATTCTGGCGTAAACGTCCTCCGTTTTCCCTTCATATGAGATAATTTACCATCGGTCGCCGCGAGACGCACACCGTCTGTACGGCTACGCAGCACGCCTTTATTTTTGAGCCGCCCTCTGATGGTGGATAGCGGCACACCTGTTTTTTTATTAACGTCTGTTATACTCATGCCAGACAAATAGAGTTTTTCTATGTCCATATAACAATGATACCCCGATTAGGTTGTATGGTCAACTAGGATCACTTTATTGACTGATGCCATTGTTAAATTCCTGTCTCTGGTTTCATGTTTTCTGTTTCGCGCTGGTTCATTCTACACCGCCCGCTGTTTTCAGAACGGCCAGAACTAAATCACGCTCTGTCATTAGTTTTGGCAATGTGGCAATCAACCCGTCTACAATGGCTTTGTCCGGCTCTTGGCGGATTGTGAGCGGCGGTAAATCAGGATGATAGAACACCAAATCGCACCACGCGCGCTCTGCGATAAGGATTTGCCCTTGTGTCTGCGCGGCGTAGGTTGTTGGACACTTGCCGTGCTTGTTGAAATACAACAGTGCCTTGACGTGGTTTTCGGCCTTCAGGCATTTGATTTCCACCATGCCATCGTCGCTAACTAGTCCGTCAGGCGAACAGCCCATGCTGCCGAGGTCGTTCGTGATAAATCCAATGGGCTTCACTTCGCATTCATTCACAAAGCCATACTGCGTCAGCGCCGCGTCTTCCAATTCCCGTCCGCGTTCTGTCCAGGCGTTCCCCTCCCACGCATCAACAGGCTTGCCCGCGTATAGTTCAGCGGCCAGCGAAATCGCGTAAGTTTCAACCGTCTTTGATGCTTCGCCTTTGCTGGTGACAATTTTAGAGAACTCGGAAGCGGTCGGCATTCCTGCCCGTAGCGCGTACCATTCCGGCGAACGCTGTTCAACATCATGAACAATCATTCCGCGTCTCCTTCCGTTTTCGCGTTTTCGATCTTGCGGAGTTTGGCGCGCAGCATTTCCCTAGCCGGGACAAACTGCATTGACGGCAGGGCATCAAGCGATTCCGCGCCGAATACGCCAACCAATCTTTTCGTGTCCGTATCTGTCTGTTTAATCAGGCCAACCAATTCGGCCTTTTGGGCGTCGTCAATCTTTGCGCCCGAGCCGTTGCCGTCATCGTCCACGTCTCCAACTGACATTCCCGTAGCTGCAAGCAAAGTGTACCGCTGCAAATAGGTGACGGTGGAGCCAATGGCCTGAATGTTGTTTTTTGCGCCTGACGTGTCCGCACCGGCCTGTAGCGCGGTAATTTCCGAGTGCCCCAAGTCATGCGTGAGAATGCACGTCACCTTAATCTGCCCTTCGGCTTGGTCTGTGTTCCAGCGGTGCGAAATGCCCCGTTCTGATAGGGCCGCACCGATAACGCGCGAAACCTGATCTAGCCCGGCATAATCAGCAATATGTTTGCCGCTGTGGGCAATTTTCTTGTCTTTCAGAATTTCAGGCGGGTTGGCCTTGAAGTTATTTAACGCCTTTACAAAAGCCTTACGGGCTTCGCTGGTTTCCCAACGCTCTTGCATGTCCATAAGCTTTTCCAGCTTGTCCAAGTCGGCGTTTGAATCCATTGCTTTCTGCAATAGGTCCATCGGGGTGACTGCAATACTGGCCGCTGGCGCAATCGGGTTTTCTTCAATGGCGGCAATTTTATTTGTCATATCATCCTCGCTTGTGGCTGTGGCTGCGTAGTCCGGTTTCCGCCCTTAGCCGTAAACTTTTAAGGCGATGGGCTTTGCCCCGTAACAGCGGCCATGAACCCCGAGGGAACCAAACTGCGTGGGGAGGGCGGCAATGAAGGTGCGCGGC